TAAGCACTATAAAAAAATACTACGCATACAAATTCATTTTTCTTGGAACTAACTTTTTTAAACTTGCTTATTCGCATTAAATGCTTAAAATATAATTATGGTTTAACCTAATGCTCGTCTAGCAAGTGTAATAATGGGAGGTAAGGCGAGAAAGGTAGATGAAGCAATTTGGAACAAATACAAAAAATAAAATGTAATATTATTTTATAAAATGGTAGATAAAGGTGGATGTAAAGAAGGAAGGAAGAAAGAACCTAAAGGCGGATGTAAAGTAGGAAAAAAGAAGGTAGAACCAAAGAAGAAAATAAAATTGAATGTAATTAAACCTGGAAAAAAAGAAGAAACAAAGGAAAAGAAAGCACCAGCACCACCAGCACCCAAAAAAAAGAAAATGAAATTGAATGTAGTCAAACGATTACCAAAAAAAGAACCACCCAAAGCAAAAAAGGTTAAACTGAATGTAGTTAAACGATTACCACCAAAACCAAAGACACCATCGCCAAAGAAAACACTAGAACAAGCAATATTTGGAATGGGAGGATATAGTGAAGCACAAAAAAAAGGGCAAGAAGATAGTTTGCGATTTATGGGAGGCAAACCCAGTCACGAATATTTTTTAGACACACTATTAGAACCAGCAAGAAAACCTAATAAAACTTTACCAAGTTATACTGAAGAAGCATTTGACGACGCCAATAATTTAATTTTAGCACCAGGTGCTGGTGCTGATAGATATGCGAAAGCATTTATAAAATCTGTAAATACAATCGAATCAAAACCTGGTGCTTTTCCAGTAAAATCACGAGATGCCGTTTGGAGGAGACTATCAATGATGGAAATTTCCGAAAGAATGGTTAATGGATATGGAGGATTTGAAACATTTGACGATTTTGTAAAAAATTTAAAATTTGCGAAAAAAAATTATGGTAGATATTTCTTTGACTACTTTAAAGCAAAAATAGGTGAAGCACCATCGCCACCACAAGTTAAACTAACTCCAAAACAAGAAGAAGAAAAAAAAAAGGTTTTGAAAGAAAGAAAAGACGAACCATTTATGTATGATATGTGGGATGAAGAAGTCCAAAAGATATGGGAAAAAACTGGGCGTAGTTTTAAGAAACTACCTAGAAGATTAGAAGATGATAGAGTTTTATACTATCACGATTTCTTCAATACTGATGGAAGCACTACTCTATCTAAAAGAAAAACTAAAAATTATAATATACCAGTTTATATAGACCCAAATAATGGATATAGTGTAGGAAAAAGTAGATGGAGAGATTATAGTTGGGTGGAATAAACTTATACTAGTCATTTTCTATTTCATCGTATTCTATTTCTTCCATACAATGAGGACAAGTTACTCCATCTTCCAAATTAATGTGGTTACACATCTGTTTATAAATTTTTGATAAATTTTCCATTAGTTTTATATATGATTGGTCGTCTATTCTGGTTTTTGAATTATACAATATTTCTTCTATGTTTTTGATATAATCCATTTCTAATATATTAGTGGAATTATTTTTTATATGTTTTTTATTTTATATTATATATATAATGTCTAAACTAATCCGTATTGACTCGAATAGAAACGACGGAAGATTTTTACCCAATTTTACAACCGATATTAAACTTAAAGAGAATTCATCTATCGCATTAAAGGATATATGCTTTGAACCAGAATTCCAAATTGTAAATGTTAATGCTACGAATAATAGAATTAGCACTAAACCAGTTAGTCTAGATGGTGCTTCTATATATTTAAACCAAAGTGTAGAACCAGCGATGTATGATTTTAAAGACCAATATAGGTTAGCACAAGAACTTACCAACGCATTAAATAAAACTATCGCATTAAACCAAACATTTCCAACCTATTCCGCATTTTCATCTTATAGAGTTAGAAGCGAAGGAGAGAATGGCGACCCAGATAGTAGATTTGAAATTGTATATAGAATTAGTCCAGCAACACCTATAGAAAGTTTAGACAGCACTGGAGATAGATTTTTTAATCAAGAAGATGGAGCAGACAATATAGAATTTGAAGAAATTGGAGATAGGGTTATTACGAAACAAACTACAACTAGTGTTAGTGATGAAAGATATAGAATGGTTGCTAATAAAGGTGTTGGTTTAAATAAAGGTGGAGCAGTTTTCTACGCACAAGTTTTTGATAGTGTAGCAAGTGGTGGTTTCCAAGAATTTAATGGTTTTAAAATAGGTCTTACACTAGAAAAGAAAGGTGATTTCCCAAGTGATACCAATACAACTAATCCAAGAATAGACCCAGACACTGGAGTTACTGAAACAATACCAGATACAGCAAGAAACTTTGAAATAGATTTCCGTGAAGGTGGTTTCCCATACAGATTTAGAAGTGGAGGTTTAAAGTCTTCTCCAGCACAACAAACATCCGCATTAAATCCATTCCGTTTTTCAAGCACTACACCATCTACCAATGATATTCTTATGATTTCGGTTACTACTTTTGATGATAAAAAAGTTATAGAAGGAGCAGTTCTACAATATACTGGAAATGGTAATACTGAAGGTGAAGAAAATGTATTATTTAGATACACTCTTACCAATGAAGATATTGGAAACGAGTTTGGTGCTGAGTTTGACCCAAATGATTTAGATACTATTTATTTTACTCCATATATTGTATTTAGAGGTGACGAAACAAGATGTAGAGCAACCAATGTTGGTTTTACTCCAGATACTACTGCTGATATTAGCACCATCACATCATTTTTACCTTTTAAAAATCCACCTTATTTTAATTTAGAACACGAACATACAATAGCAAATAGACAAATAGTAGATAATCAATTCCAAAATGTTATACCACAAGTAGCAACTGGTTATAATGATGACTTACAAGATTTAATTGATGTTGGTATGACTTCTACTATTAATATTAGTAATGAATTAGGTGAAGTATTAGGATATGGAAGTAGAAATAATGATGATACTGATAGAGAATTTACATTTTCTGGACAACGCTTTTTAAGACAAGATGAAGACCCAAGTATTCCAGCAATTAACCCAAGAATATTTGGTTTAGTTGGAGCAAAATTTACATTCCAAAATTTACCAATAAGTGCTGGTGATGACTACTTTTTAGTTGAATTAAATAATTTGAACTTAGATAGTTATTCAAGTATTCCCAATGAAAATTTAGTTAGAAACCCAGTTGTTAATAGAACCAACCAAGGTGAAAGAAAAAATATAGTCGCAACTATACCAGTGGAAAATCAAGCATTTGGAAGAAGAATTACTTATGAACCAAATGAATTACATTTTATTAATATTAAAAATAGTGAAACTGCTAATCTTAGAAATTTACAAGTTAGAATTTTACACCCAAATTATACCGAAGTAGAAACTTATGGTCGTTCCCACATCTGTTTATATGTCAAAGACTAAAAAATTGATTAAAACTATTTAAACATTTACCCCATAAAATATAGTATATATTATGGAAAATTTTGAACCTGTTAAAAATTACGAAACCTATGGAATAAATAAAAAAGGAGAAATAAAAGATTATAGAAGTGGTAAAATTATTCCCCAGTATTTTAATCAATGTGGATATAAAAGGATTAACTTAAGAAATCCAAATGGTGTAAAAGGGTTTTTAGTTCATCGTTTAGTCGGCATACAATTTTTAGAACCTGTAGAAGGTAAATACGAAATAGACCATATTGATAGAGATAAAAAAAATAATAACATAGAAAATTTACGCTGGGTAAATGATGTAGAACAAGCGGAAAATAGAGGAGATTTTAGTAATAATAAATTAGGAGAAAAATTTATTAGATATGAGAAAAGCACAAAAGGTTATACTCATAGATTTAGAATACAAATTACTAAAAATAAAAAAAAAATATTTGATAAAAGTTTAAAATGTTCCCAATATACACTAGAAGACGCTATTAAAATTAGAGATGATTTCTTAGCATCTATAAATTAAATCTTTTTTTGTAGTCTGCTACATTTTTTCTTACTGATTTACTATCCCCCCAGAGGATGTGAAACGCTAAGTAACCAGCACGAGTTGGGTCGTTGGTTTTTAAATCTTTTCTATGTCTATCTCTATAGCGTTTTCTTGCTTCTTTGTCGCCAGTAATAGTATAGTCATTGTAACCACTCGCTCCGAAGTTTGTTGTCTTAGTTCTACCGCTATCGGTTTTAAATACTGCTTGATACTTTTGTTTAGATGTCGCTGGTAATTTCGTTACTTTTAATAATTTCACCATTACAATTATTATTTATATTATTTTCAACTTTCATATTTTCTATGACTATTTCATCATTGTCCCCAATAGAGCATTTAGATTTACAACATATAAATACACGACACCTTAGTGCTTTTAGAACTCTTACTACTTTTTTTAACATATAATATATAATTTTTTTTATTATATAATATTATAAAATGGCGACAAGTAGGAGACGCGTAGATGTTTTCGAACACCACAAAAGCACCAATCAACATAATAAAACTCATACCGAGAAACTAACAGCATTAGAAACATTACACACAGCAACTAATACTAAATTAGATACTATCGCAACGAATACCTCGAATATACAGATTGAAGCAGATGCTATCAATCTCAATACAGATGAACTAGAAACCAAAATAGATACAACTAATACCAAATTAAATGGTGGTCTTCCATCCGCACTAAGTAGCGACCAATTAAAAGTAATAGATGCTGGAAGTCAAGTGGCGTTAGGTCTTATAAATAATAATACTGTTTCAATAGCAGCGACAAATGCGAGTTTGGACGGGAAAGCAGACACACGAGATGGTCATTTAAATAATATTGCGAATAACACAAGTAATTTAGCTACTGAAAGCACACTCGCAGATATTGATACTAAATTAGTTTTACCAAGTGCCCTATCAACTACAACAGGTTCATTGAAAGTGTCTATTGAGGAATCGTCAGCTGGTGGAGATTCGACTTTGGCGGAACAACAAAGTCAAACTGCTCTACTTACTACTATTGATACTGATACTGGAAATATTGCTAGTAATACATCATTAACTAATAGTTTAGCAACTTCAATAGATAATAAAATACCTACAAAAGGTCAAAAGGTTATGACTGGTTCTACTCCAGTAGTTATTGCGAGTAACCAAACTGCTGTCCCCGTTAGTGCTTCTAGTTTGCCTTTACCAAGTGGAGCTTCAAGTGAAGCTACCTTAAGTTCTATAGACGGTAAGATTACTGCTTGTAATACTGGAGCTGTTGTAGTTAGTTCAAGTGCTTTACCAAGTGGTGCGAGTAGTGAAGCTACCTTAAGTTCTATAGACGGTAAGATTACTGCTTGTAATACTGGAGCTGTTGTAGTTAGTTCAAGTGCTTTACCAAGTGGTGCGAGTAGTGAAGCTACCTTAAGTTCTATAGACGGTAAGATTACTGCTTGTGATACTGGAGCAGTTGCTATTACTTCATCTCTTCCAACAGGATTAAACACAATAGGTAAAGTAAATGTTGGAACTTTTGATAATGCTATAACAATTCAAGATGGAGGTAATAGTATAACTATTGATGGAACTATTACTGCTAATGCTGGAACTAACTTAAATACTTCTTCACTAGCAACAGAAAGCACTTTGAGTTCATTAAATGGAAAAGTGACGGCTTGTGATACAGGTTCAATTGCTGGAAGTGTTACAGCCAACGCTGGAACTAATCTCAACACTTCAGCACTTGCTTTAGAAACAGGTGGTAATCTCGCAACAATTGCTGGAGATACTACTTCATTAGACAGTAAAATTACCCAAGGTTCAGCCGCTACCTTATCTACGGCTCAACAAATTCTATGCTATGGTTTAGATAATGGAGGCACACTTGACGCTCTTAGAACTGATGCTAGCGGTCATTTAGAAATAACGATAGATGATTTTGTGAAAGGTAATACTACAGCTTCGGCTTCATTCCCAGTGACCGATGCTAGTAAAAAAGTGAAAGATGTAGTGTGGATGACTACTGAGCTTATTAGTGCTAATTCATTTTCTACCACGGTTTTAGATACAGAAGGTTATTCATCTTGTATGATATACGGCGAGCAAACCGCTGGAACTAATGTAATAAATAATCAATTAAAAATAGTAGGTTCTAATACTTCGGGAGGAACTTATTTTCATATGGGGGCTAATTTATCAGCATTCGCTTATGTTAGCGGTAGAAATATGCTTGTAGAAAATACTCCATTACTGTATAATAATCACGCACGATATCTCAAGATTTATAATGATACTGGTGGTTCGGTCACTATCACTCTCCGTGCTGTTCTATCCGATTTCCACGAATACCAGTAAGTGAATATGAAAAAAATAATATACTATTATAATAGAGATGCCTAAGGTTCTAAAGGTAATAGATAAAAGCGATAGTCAAGTTTTAGATATGGGACTTTTACCAAATGTAAGATTTATGGGTTTATTGGTTGGAAAGACTGGTGCGAGTAAGACTACATTAATTGTTAATATGTTGTTAAATCCAGAATTCGGTTATGAAAAGATATTTAAAGGCGAACATATGTATATATTTAGTGGTTCGCTAAACTCCGATAAAAAGATACAAAAGTTAATTGATGTAAAAGATATTCCAGAAACTAATTTATACCCAGGAGTAGATGATGAAGCACTCAACGAACTATATGATAAATTAGAAAAAGACTATTTGGAAAGGGAGGCAATGGATGAAGGGATGGAATACCCACTGGTTATACTAGATGACCTTAGTTTTACTGGTGGTTTCCATAAAAGATTTAATGCTCTAAATCGTTTTGCGATGAATAGTAGAAAACTTGGTATTAGTATTTTAGTTACTACACAATACTATTTTAGTGTTTTACCAAGTATTAGGGAGAATAGTTCTTTCTTCGTTTTGTATAATACTAGTCAAAGAAACTTGGATATGATTTCCGAAGAGCATAATTTTTTTGAAAAGAAAAAGGAATTCATCCAGATGTATAGAGATAATGTTAAGTCTAAACGAGATTTTATGGTTGTTAATTACGATAATGATGGTTTAGACATTTATTTAAATAAAGATTTTGAACCTATTTTTAAAGACTAAATTAATTTATTTTTTATATTTAATGAATATTTGCGAGAAAGTATTTTTTTGGATTACTAACTGGTGGAAAAAAGATAAATGTGAATGCGATTGCCACAAAAAAAAGTAAAAACTAATTAAAGAAATTCATATACAAAAAAAAAAATTGAATTGAAAAATCATTTATTTTTTTGGTCAAACAAACAAAAAGAATGAGTTACCAAGACATTGATGTAGATGAAGAGTTTGCGAAGTTCGAGACTGGCGTTGAGAAAGTAGATAAAATTATTATGGGTATTCTAAAAGAAATACCCTATGTGGATATTAAACCATATTCGCATAATATTATAAGTTGTGATTTACGACATCTACAGAAACTCGGACACAATAAGATTGCTTTGGATATAATAGAAAGAACACCACTGATGGATTTGGGATGGGGACATATAGTAAAGAAAGAACGGAATAAAAATAGAACTGAGTTGGTAAGTATGGAAGAATTAGAGAAGTTAAGTCCAGAAGATTTGGATAAACTAATACAATCGGAAGAATATAAAAAAAAATCCCTATCACTATTATAAATGGTTGAAGTCCAAAGTCTTTGGGTTGGAAATAAACTCGGTGATTTAGAAATTAATTGTATTAAGTCCCACCTTAGGGTAGGACATATTTTTATATTGTATGTTTATGAACCCATAAGCAATTTACCAGATGGAATAGAAGTTAGAGATGCTAGAGAGATATTAAATGAACGATACTTAGGATTAAATAATAATTTTGGTTTCTATCCATTGTCGGATATATTTAGATTTAATTTATTGTATAAAAAAGGTGGAATATGGGTTGATATGGATATGTATGCTAATAGAGGGTGGGAATGCCTAGAAGATAAAGAATACATTTTTGCTAGTGAAAGGACTATACAAAAAGGAGCATATAGAAATAGAACCAAAGATAAAGTAGCAACTATTTCTATGTTAAAAGCACCAAAGAAAAGTGGTTTCTATTATGAATTATGTTTAAGAGTATGTAGCGATAAATTTAAAGTGACTAGAAGAGATATTTGTATGGTTGAACTAAGGAAAATGTTAGAAAAATTTGATATGGATAAATACATTGTTGATTTCTATTTATTTTGCCCAGTTGATTGGTGGAATGCTAAAGAAATGTTCTTGGATGGTGAATTTAAAGAAAAGTATGGAGTTTTACCAATGGAAAAAAAAGATGTTTTGGAAAAGAGTTATGGAATACATTTTTGGCGACATATAGTTATGAATAAATATGCTAAGTTATGTTTGACTAAGCATTTCGGAAAAAAAAGTATTTACAAGACATTTACATAAGTAAAAATTCTATTTCTAATTGAAGGATTAGGAAAGATTTTAATGAGGTGAAAAAGTTGAAGTTAAAATTTGCTGAGGGGTGATAGGTATAATCGCTTACAATAGCAAAAAAATGTCTAACAACTCGCAAAACCAAAACCAAAACGATGATTATGTTGTGGAAGTCATTAAAGTAGAAAACGAACCTATGCTTGATGAAGATGAAATTTTCTACAGAGAAGCACAACCTAGTAAAGTAGGAAACCACGGAGAACCATTATATAAACTATGGGATGAAGATGGAAATGCTATGGGATATGTGGATGATGACTATGTATTTGCCGAGGATGGAGAAGAAGCAGATTTTACTGATGCCGAGATGGAAGAAGACCAAGAAGAAATAAATGCTAATTCTAATTAAAAGATAATAGGAAAAATTTTAAAGAGTAAAAAAAATTGAATTGAAAATATTTTTTTTTCCGTGAAACATAAAAAGCAAAAATGGATAGCAAACTCTACACCAAAACCAATGAATTTCTTATGATGAGTGATGCCGATATGGAAGATGGAAGAAGAATGAAACACAAGGCAGGGATTGGAGGTGGAATATTTTGCTCTTTTGATAAAGACTTGGCGGATAAAAAGTGGTTGAATAAATTTGTAAAGAAGTTAAATAAGTGTTTTAATACTACACCAAAAGAACTAAAGTGGTTGGATGTTAGTGAAGCAAAGGGAGCGTGTTGCCTATGCCACGCTAATTGTAGAAAAGCATCGTTGTTTCTTGGGGATGACTATGAAAGAGTGAAAGGATATAATCTATCCCATAGTCCAGATGGTAGAATGGTGTCTGCCGAAATACATTCTGTAGTTAAACATATTCCAAGTGGAGAACTATATGATTTTACACAAGATTACGATGATAGAACTACTGGTAAATGGTTTCTTGAATGCGATGCTATCACGAAATACCATCAACCACATTTTAAAGAAATTTGGGGTGATACTAGAATTCTGGATTTCATTAAAAATAAGAAAAGTCACCATTGTTCTAAGTCTGGTATTGAGTTTGGGAATTATTTAGATGATACCATTCTACTAAGTGATTTGGAACAATACCTTGATGAAGACTTGGAATTCCACAAAAAGTTAATTGGTGTTGAAGAAAGGGATGATGATATAATGTTTAGTCTATCCAAAAAACAAATAGAGAATATTTCTTTGGGAACTAATAAATTGGTAAGAATTCAACCAGAACAACTTGATTATAGTTTTGGAATACAAGTTTTATAATGATTTTGTTAGTAAAAAAAAATATATAAATACAATATGTTGTTTGATAAACTATACAGAGATTTTTTCTATTATAGTAGTATGGTAAAAATACGAGGAGTTTATATGATATATTGTAAAGATGTTACTATTAAAGATTTTTATATAGGTTATACTACTGATTATAGAGTTCGTATTCTAAATCATAAATATAATACCTATAATAGCGATAGTAAAAAATACAATATAAAAATTTACGAATTCATTAGGGAGAAAGGAGGATGGGATAATTGGACTAGTAAATTGTTAGAAGAAGATTGTGATAGACATAGAGAAAAATATTATTATGAATTACTACAACCTACATTAAATACCTATCATTGTGGAATGACTATGAAGGAATATAGAAAAAAATACTATGCTACTCCACAAGGAAGACAAAGAGTATTAGAAAATTTTAGAAGAAAAGTAAAATGCGATTTATGTAATAAAACTATGAGTAAGAGTAGTTTATGCCGACATAAGAAGCACTCGTGTCCCAATAGAACACCAACTAAAGAAATAGAGTGGAAACCGATTGTTGTAGAATTTGATTAAATTTTAAAAAAAAAATATAGATAAACTATATAAAATGAGTGAAGTATTTGAGAATGGTAGTTCGCCAGTAGCATCCGCACCAGCACCAGAGAAAAAAAAAAGAAAGAGAAAACCCCTTAGTGACGAACAGAAAAAAGCATTAGTAGAACGATTAGCAAAGGCAAGAAAAGCAAAACGATTAGCAAAGGAAAATGCTAAAGAACCAAAGGAAACTCCAAAAGTAGAAGATGTGCCGATTGTGCCGAAGCAAAAAGTCGAGGTGGAACAACCAAAACAAGTTGTAGATAAATCCAGAGAAAAAGAATTGGAAATTGCTAATTTAAGACACGAATTAGAAATACAGAAGTTAAAAAATGAATTGGATAAAGCAAGGAAACCACCAAGGAAACCACGAAGTCGCACTATTCTACCAGTAGTAGAAGAGGAGAGCGAACCTAAACCCATTAAAAAAGAAAAAGAAAAGGTGATGTCTATAGCGGAAGCAAAGGAGAGCGAGGTTGAGGCGATCGTAGAAGACGAAGAACCGATTGTAAGCATTCCGATTGAACCAAAGAAAGTTGTTGGAAGACTTGCTCCCAAGAACATTTGGGATTTTTAGATTTTTTTTTTTTGTGACCTTGTAATTTTTTTTTCTAGTTCCATTGGTTGTTCTTCTACTACCTTTTCTTCTTCTACACCCACATTTTGCTTAGACACAGGTTGGTTAAGAATTTTATTTATTTTATAACCACGCTGAACCTTATTTCTAAGACAAGTAGTTTCTAAGATTTCACGAATTTCTTTAGCACCATATAATTTTACGATTCGTTGAATTGCTTTTACATCTTCGCAATAGTAATCCCTAAAATTTTCTCGTTCATAAACTCCAGTGAAATAACATTGATACATCTTCTATATAAATTTGGAATATAAAAAAATTTTCATTTAAAATATTATAATGCCTTACCATATGGATGCTAAGACTAAAAAAGCAGTAGATAAAGTAAAAGGAATGAGTATAGAAAAACGAATTGGAGAAAAGCAGAAAAGAAAACCTAAAAGGATATTTGAGAAGAAACCACCAAACTCCCATATAATGGATGGAGTAGTAATGAGTGGAGCAAAACATAGTTCTAAGTCTAAAGTTATTGGGAAGATGGCGAAAGGAAGTAAAGCAATGAAAGAGAGGATGGCGAAACTTCGTGCTATGCGGAAGAAAAAATAAAGAAGAAAAAAAATTGAATTGAAAAATCATTATATTTTTTTTTATATCAAAATGACTACTTACATCCAAGGAGATATTCACGATGTTATTAAAACTTTGGATACTGATAGTGTAGATTTTATTTATACTGACCCAAGTTTTGGAACAACAAAAGCAAAATGGGATAAACCATTAGATTGGAAGACATTATTTCCAGAGATGTGGAGAGTGTTAAAACCTAATGGAGTTATATGCCTATATGCGTCTATACCATTTACTTATGAATTGTTACAATATGAGAAACCTAAATATCATTATAGTTGGTGTAAAAATATTGCTACTGGACATCTAAGTGCGAAATACCAACCGATGAGATGTATGGAAGAGATATTTATTTACTACAAGAAAAGAGGAACTTACAATCCCCAGATGGAAGGAACTGAATTCCATAAAAAAAGATTGGTAAAATATGGTTCTAAAGAAAATAGTTATTGGGGAAAAAGTGAAAAAAAATATGATGAAAAAGGAAATACTATTTACGATACAGAAGAAGGAGGGCATATAGGAAAATACCCTAAAACATTTCGCAATTGGAAAATCCGCAAGGATAAAACTGGTATTACGAGAACTGACGAACAAATAGATTATTTTATTAAAACTTATTCTAATGAAAATGATACTATACTCGATATGACCGCTCATTGCGAATATGTTGGAGATAGATGTAAGGTGCTAAACAGAAAATACATAGGTGTGGATTTGGAATTTAAATAAAGAAAATCATATATACAAAAAAAAATTGAACTGAAAAATCATTATATTTTTTTTAATAAAAAATGAAGAATATTAAACTAAAAGAAGCGTGGGTGGGGTGGGATGGTAGAAGTGGTTGTTATTGTAGTGATTGCTGGAAATATGAAAACAAAGGAACTTATAATGAATGGTTAAAATTATATAAAAACTGGATAAAACTAATACAAGAAAATCATATATAACAAAAAAAAATTGAACTGAAAAATCATTATATTTTTTATTAAAAGATGCCCCAAATTTACCTAAATGAAAAAGACCTAAAAAACATTAAACATTCACTAGAATATCTGTTGGTAGATGTTTTACTAGACATATACCACGGACAACTAGCACTAGTTAATAATATTGAAGAGAAAAAGGATTTATACTATGAACCTGACTGGGATAAACTAAGAAAATCTATAGACCAACTAAAAATTATAGTAGGTAAATTAAATAAGAAAATCATAAATAAAAACTAATAAATAATATAAATGAATATTTTTAAGATATTTCGCCCAGAACTTAGTGATTATACACTTAGACAATATAATAAGGAACTCGCAATTATGCGAGATAATTTTGGTGAAACTGATGAATATGACCTATTATTTAATATAATAGATGTTAGTAAAGAAGAATTAAAATTAGATTATTTGTTTTTAGGAACTGAAAAGAAATACCAAAAAAATGTTAGACTAGCAATTTTTAGGAATTTAATGGATATTTTTAAGAATGAAATAGATGATAAAACCTATGAGATAATGGACTTACTTATATTAGAAGAACGATTTAAATAGTTCTAACAAGAAATCATTTTATTTAAATTACGAATATAATTAGTATATTTTTCATCTGTGGTATTTATACCAGTTAAGTCTTCGTAATCTAATAAATATCGTTTTTGTTTTTTATAAAGTCGTAAGTCTTTGCTAATCTTTTTTCTTTCGTTTTTACACTCGGTTTCTGCTAAAACCATTTCTGTTTTATTTATTTTTTCACTAAGTTCATCTATTTTATTCCATAAATCTGGTTCTAACATTCTTCTAATATGATAATCGCTAATTAGATGTTGTTTTTTTTCATTATGATTTTTAAATACTATATTTCTACACACATCACATTTATTCATTTTTATATATATAATAAAAAAATTTTTAAGTCGCTTTAGATACTATTTTTGAATTTTTTATTTTTTCTTCTACCTAAAGACCATAAATCTAACAATCCAATCTTATTTTTCGTTTTTTTTGAATATGTCTAGCACAAGAAACAAAGTCTGGAAATCTAGTTCCATCATAATTATATTCATCGCAAGTTAAAAATTCTTCGTCATCTGCTTCGTAAATTTTTCTAATTAAGGGCGACCAATAATGGTGTTCTTGCCTTACATTCATAGTTTTACATTCTAAATCTTCGGTCATCCAACCTATCATTATTTTATTGCGTTCCCTATGATTTTCGTAATCGTCATTAGACATTACCACATCACAAACAGGACATTTTGTTTTTTCTACATCCGCTAAAGTAGATAGTTTTTCCATCGCTTTTAAATGTTTCTTGGAAGTTAAATGATGTAAATAGTTATGTTTCTTATTAGTTGTAAAGTATTTTTTAGTAGTAACACCTTTGACTATATCTATAGTAAAACAATGCGAACAAGTGAATTTCATTATACTATATATAATTGGGAAATGTTTAAATAATTATAAAAAAAGCAATTAAGCATTTAAGCATTTAATACGAAAAAGCGAGTTTAAAAAAGTTAGTTCCAAGGTTTTTTTTTTGTATGCGTAGCATTTTTTTATAGTGCTTATTTGTATTAAATGCTTATTTTTATATTATTACCTTATTTTCTTATAATTATACTATTAAATTATATGTTTCTTATATTTATAAATTTATTTTTCTAAAAAAAACGATTTACCAAAAACACTAATCTTCGGAACTATCATCCAAATCATTTAAATTGACTATTTCTAATATTGGTGGAAGTCGCAAACTTCCACATTCGCATCTAATTATATCCATTTCAACTATTTTACTAAGATGTGCTCGTAGCATTTCTATAAAGACTTGAGCGTCGGAACTATCTATGAATTCACCACTATCTATTATTCTTATTAAGGAATATGCGACCATTATTTTCTTTTTAAGTTCTACATTATTTTCGGTAATTCTTTTTACCATTTTTTCATTCTCGTCAAACTTGTCTTTTAGTTGTTTCGCCATTTCTAAATATTCACCGCTATTCATAATATAAATAAACATAGATTTTTATTTCTAAGATACTACTATATGGATTGTTTTACTGGAGATTGGGAAACTGATTTAAACATTTTATATTGTTATTTAGATTGTTTGGATTTCTATTGTGGAACGGAAAGTAAAAAAATGAATAAAGGCGAGAAGAAGCAGAAGAGTAGTGGAAGAATGCTATATGGAAGCACTTGGAAAACATATTTAAAGAAGGATGAATTTGGTAATAAAGTGTATAGACCACCAGACCCAAACAACCCAAAATTAGCACTAACAAAGGTCAAAGCAGAAAATCCGATATTAGAAGAAGTTTTTAAGGAATTTAGCGATTTGTATTTTCCAAACTTCGTATATGATAGCGTCCAACTAACAAAAAATTTTGAAATAAAAAGACATATAGATAGTAAAAATATAGGCGAAAGTGTATTAGTCGCACTTGGTGACTATATAGGTGGAGAGACTTGTATTGAATATGAAGGCGATGTATTAGAAGTAGATTGTAGATATTCCCCTATTATATTTAATGGAAGTGAATGCTACCACTGGGTAAAACCTTTTATAGGTGGCGATAGATATTCCATTGTTTTTTTTAGAATACACAAAAAATAAATCATATTAGAATATATAATGAGTATAGTTAATAATAGTTTTCTTAGTAATTTCGCATCCCAAGAAAGCGATTTACAATCGCAACTCAACACCTTGTTAGATAAAGATAGTATAGCATTCCAAACCAAAGAAAAAGCGAATGAGATATTAGAAAGTGTTGGAAGTATTAAAGCATTTTTAAGCGGACAACCAGTAGGAAAATACCTTTTAGAAAAAGGTAAAGCATACATTAAAGATGCTAAAGGGTTAAAGGAAGACACTGCCGAAGATGATGCTGAAGGCGAACCAGAAGGAATTACTACAGACCCAGCAGAAATTCCAAATCCAGCATTTGACCCTACAGAGGTCGAGTCGGCGGAAGACCTACCAGATATGTTGGCGAGTAGAAGTGAAGCACTTGCTAACAATTATGGTGCTTCTAGCACTGTAGCAGAAACTAGTTTAGATGAAGCAACTGTAGCGAGTAGTAGTGAAGGTGTTTTAGCAGGGCAAAGTGCTTTGATTGGTAAAGTTTCCCAAGTAGTTAAAGATGACGCCCAGTTTGCTAAAACCGAATTTGAAGAAGGTGCTGGTGAAGGTGCTGGTGAAGGTGCTGGAGAACTTGCTGGTGAGGAAACTACTGATGAAGCAGCGACTAGTGAAATCCCTATTGTGAATGTTATTGGATTACTAGTTGGTGGGGGTTTAGCAATCGCCGCAGCGATTAAGAAACCTAAATTTACTCCACCAGCAGATAATATTAATGCGAGTTACCAAGTTGGTATTTAATTCTTTTATGTTTTTGACTAAACTTTTTTTTAAAAAGTTTTTTTTAATTTATTTTACTATTTTATAAAAATGGAAAGAGTTATTAAAATACAATCCGAGAATAGTATAGTCCAAACATTTAATAATGTTACTACCACACCAACTAACAAAAATTTGGATTTTAAAATTCCAGAAGGAGGTGTTTATGATTTAAGCGAATCGTATATTGCCTTAGAAATGGAGTTGATTGACCCTACCCAACCTATTGGTGGTGTAGCAGTCCCATTTGCTAAAATGACTATGGGTGTTGATACAAACAATTTTGCTACATTTGCGGAAAACCACATTGGAGATGGAACACTTTTGGTAAGGAACGCCCAACTCTATTCGCAAAGGCGTGGTATGTTAGAAAGCATTAGACGAGTTGATACTCTTGGTATGATTAAACATAGTTTAGAAAAAGACGACCAAGAAATCCAGTGCGATATGAATGCCTTAGGAGTTGTAGCACAGCACCGACTTGAAGGTGTATTGACTAGTCCATATTGCGATGAAGTCCGTGTTTCCCAAGGAGATGGTATTGATGTTAATGGAAATGGCGATAATGTTTCTCGTAATAGACCACACGAACAGCGAATTAAATTAAAGGATTTATTTGGACTTGGAAGTGCTAAACTTTTTTCTACTGATAAATATGGTGAATGTAAAATGAACTTGGAATTAAACTTAGACAAACTCAAAATGGGTTTCATCCAAGGACAAGAAGGAAACAATCCAGCAGGTCAAGATTTAAATAGCGCCCAAAACCAATTAGCAGTCGCAAGTGGAGCAGACATTAGTGCTGTTACACTCGTTGCTACTGCTACTGAAGATGAAGAACTACTTTGCCCTTTCTCGGTAGGACAAGCGATTAATTGCGATTTTACTGGTTCGGTTCAAGGTGTTTCTAACCAGACTGCTATTATTCGTGATATAAACTATGCTCCAGCAACTAACACTTATGAACTATTTTTCACTAGAGCAGTATTTAGTGGAACTGGTGGTGGAACAGAAGATTTTACCAATATTAGAGTTACTCCACTTCGTGCTGGTGATGTTTCTTGTAGAATTAATAATGCTGAACTCAACCTTACAGAAGTTATGAATGCCGATGCTAAAAAAGTCCCAGACGAGATTTCATTTATTACCTACTCTACTGAAGAAATGGATGGTGCTGGTTTAGCAGTTGCTAACAAGAGAACTCATTTAGAACCTAACTGCCAAACCCTATATGTTGCGAACTGCGAAACTGGAAAGATTGCTCCAGCAAGAGCGATGAGTAAATATAGATTAGCGATTGATAATGAAGATGTTAGTGGAAATCGAGATGTTATAGCATTTAAACAATTACACAAAGACCGAATTAATCGTGCCTATGTTAATAAAAATGTTCCACTAAAGAATTTAGAATTAAGGTTATACAGACACTCGGCATTACAAGCAGTTATGCGAAGTGAAAGACTTAGTGTTATTGTAGAACCAATGGAACTTAGTGATGAAGACAAACTCGCCCAGTTAGAAATCCACGCCAATGTTACAAACCAAGATATTATTTTATACAAAGAGTTGGTCGTCAGCAAGTAAAAAAAATTGAATTTTACTTGGAATATGTTTTTGGACTATGTTTTTTTTTTATTTTTATTTTAAATTTATAATACTATATTATAAAAATGAGTAGTTTGATTTATCATCGTGCCGAACCACAACAAAAAAAGGATAGTTATGTTGAATTTGATACATTAGATTTTAACATTGATGTAGGAGAAGGACGAGTTCTAGTTAAGAACTCTGTTAGACTTGTTGCCGACCTTGCTGTTTTAGACAATGGTGCTAGAAGCACTACTAACATCCACTATGACCCTCGTGGGGGCGGACATTGTTTTATAGACAGCATCCAGACCGAGTTTGAAGGAGGTAGTATTGCTGGAGGGCAAAAAGAAAACATATCTAACTATGCTCGCAGTGTTGTTATGGAAGAAACCGCTATGAAAGCACCAGAAGATGCCCTAAATGCTTCGGCGGTTTGCGAATTAAAAGGTTATGATAGTAAAACCGCTATACTTTTTTCTAAAGGTAGAGCAACCCAAAATACTACTGGAGATACCATTACTAATGATAAACAATTTGCTATTAAGATTAACAATTGTCTAAACAAAATGTCGGGAGGTGACCTTCCATACTCTAAATCTGGAATGGTTCGTGTTTCTATAAACCTTGCTCCAAACTCATCCGCCCTAATGGGAAGTGCCTTGAATAATAATGAAGATAGTTACACATTAAAGAACCCAAGACTATTATACAGAAGTCTTCCAGACAATGGTAAAAACTCGCAGACTATTATGAGAACTGTTTATAATACTAAAAACTCATTCCAGTCTAACTTCGCAAACATCCAAGTTCGAGCACCAGTTTCTGCTACTGGATGTTCTATTTCATTCCAGCGTCAATCGGAAGAGCAGACAGCACCACACTCTAATTACAAAATGGCGAAACCACGAAACATTAATAGAGTAGAATTCAATTTTAACAATGCTGTAGAGCGTATTGCTTACCCCATAGAAGACATAAATGAAATGGAACAGCGATTTATTGATTCGTATTTAGATACTGGTCACAACAGAACTGGAGGCGATCGCAGAAACGATAATAATGGTTTCGGTGTTGGTATTTCATTTGGCGGTGTTGTAAATTTGGAAAACCAGACCTTTGGTGTTCAAGTAAGTAGTAGTGCGAACAATGCTAATCCATACAATATGTATGCCTACTTCCATGGCGTAATGGTTGTTTAAATTTTTTTTATTTATTTTTTAATTTAAAATATATTACTAATATATAAAATGGCGTTTTATTCTAGCGGACAAGTTAAGACATTATATTTAGACCCAAAATCATTTGTAGATGGAAGTAGAGCAGTTTTCGAGTTGGAAGGTCATCACCTAGCATACTTACCAAATATGCGACTATTGAATATTGGTGTATTTGGAACAGCAACACCTTACAACGACCTTATTGGTGCTAATGCTATTATAGAAAGAGTAACTCTATATGATGGAAAAACCAAACTTACTGAAAGGAATAAATATGGATTATATAGAGGATTTGTATTACACAACCAGCGAAACTCCCCAGCAATGAGTATTGCTTCGCAGAAGAATTTAAATAGACTTGGTTTCCAGAGATTAAATAGTGATGGAGCATTACAATTCACTCTACCAAATATTAATTCTACTACTGCTAGAGATACTACCAATAATGCTATGGTAGAACTTAGACAAGTTTTACCTATGTTAAATGCTGTTTCGCACTTACCAACTGACCTTTTCCCAAACCTTAGATTAGAAGTAGTATTTAATACAAGTGCTTCGTCTGGTGTATATAATAATGATACTAATGCTATTAACGGACAAAGTATTCCACTACTTGCTGTAGATGTTTTGGATGATAAAAATGTTGTTTCTAAAATGAATAAAGGACTATCCAAAGGAATTCAATGGTTAGAAGTAGAACACGACCAAGTGTTGTATCCAGCAACCGCCAATGGTGGTGGTGCTGGTGACCAAGGGGTTGAAGAAAGCAAAAATTTTAAACTAGATGGTTTTAAAAATAAAAAGGTTGAAAGGTTACTACTCATTAAGGAAATGGCGGATAATACTAAATATATAGATACTAACGCAGTTCAAGGTTTTGGTAAATATTCAAGTATAGCATTTTTCAATCAAAAACACCAATACAGATTGAATGGAAAGAATGTTTTACCAGATGAAGGTATTATAGGCGATGCTGAGCGACTTGCTTATATGGTCGATACTTATGGTGATAGTTTCGCTTTCCCAGGTTCTAACTACAATGAAGTAGATATTACTGGTTTGGTTGAAACTGCGGAAGGTGAAGATGGTGATAGATACAGAGGACAACTAGACTATACTGGCGTCTATCTTGGAGAGGAAGTTAAGGATTTACAAGTTACTATTAATAGAACTGGATTACAAGATGGTAGGGATTTTAAAGCAGAAACAAGTGCTATCAATCTCCACTATTTTGGTGAAGTCCAGCGTGGATTAGTCCTAAACAAGAAAGGTGGTTATATGCTTGCCTACCTATAGAAAAATTATTTTATTTATATTTTTTTTTTCAATTAAAAAAAATTGAATTGAAAATTATTTTTTTTTCATAAACATAAAATGAGTAACATTTACCTATCGCAAAGTGATATGGAAACATTGTTTCATACTATTTCAAAACAAGAGAACGACTTGGAAATAGATGAAGATAATATTATGGATGATGATGTATTGACTACATTTCTAAATAAAGAACGACAAATTCTAAAAAAGTTATTAAATAAAATTAGTTTGAAAATGAAGACTGGTAGTGGTATTGCTATATCGGAAAAAGACTATTTATATGACGCAGTTTGGGATAATATAAATGGGTGAAAGTAATACAAGAAATTTATATATGAAAAAAAATTTAATTAGTTTTCTATTTGTATAAAACTAGAGGGTAAAAAAAAAATTGAATTGAAAAATCATTTTTTTTTCACTTTCATAAAAGGAAAAAATGACTTCCCAACAATCAAAACTAATTACCCAAAAAGGAAAACCTTATATGTGTATCCCTGTGGAAAACGACTACTTACCAGATGACGATGATAATAAGATTGAGTTATATGTATGTGCTAATAGATGGTTAGGACTTTGTTATAATGAATTCCCATTGACTAATGCCAAAGCGAACGAATACAAAGCACAAAATCGTGTCGCAATTTGTGCTAATTGTGTTAATATTAAAAATGTTGAGGAGCAACCAGATTATGATAAGGATTTCCAATTTCCAAGATTAGATATGGGACAAGACGAACACTCTTTCCCAGTAGGAAGATATATATGTATGATGTATCATAGAGATAATGATTGTTTGAATGGCGAAGCACAACATAAATACGAAGTTACCATTCTAAAAGAAACTAGTAAATTTGTTACTTACACAATTAGAGAATTGCCTAATGAAACTAGAAGTAATAAACCTATTGATGAAAAACAATATCAATACAGAAAGAAGAAACAAGTAATTAATGTAGGTAGTATATTTAGGTCTAGGAGATGTATTGGGTTTCAAGTCCCACACCTAAAAACGAGAATTGTTGATGGATTAATTCTATCTATACATTGTATTAGAATGAAATATGTAATTATTTATAAATAAAGAATAATTACACTCTATTACATTATAATTTTTTTATTTTATTATAATATATTATGGTTAAAGTAAATGTTCTAAAGTTAAGGGAAAGTGAAGCGAGTATAAAGAAAGGAAATGCTGATTTTAAAATCGAGTTAAATAAATCTATTAAGTTAAAGGAAGGAGATGAATTAGCAATTAAACAAGTATATTTAGATACTATTTCCCAGAGTGGAGAACTTATAGAATTAGATGACCCAGTAGATATAAAAATGGAGATGGTTAGATACATTGTAAATCAACCTAGTGACCAAAATTACCCAGCACCAAACGGAGCAACAGATATGAAACAATATGTTCCAACCAACGCTACTGCTAAAGCAAATGGAGATGGGAAAATTTATGTAGCGTGTAAAAGGGCAACTACTGGTGCTAATGTAGAGAAAGTAAAGAAAGTAGAATGGAATGTTCCACATCGTTCTAACAGAATGGTTGGAGGACTTACTCTACAATTTTCTTATACAAGAGTAGATGGAACAACTGGAACTCATAGTGTTAGGATTATTAGAGAAAAGGCGAACTTCTATCCAAAAGATGGTAAAGAAGAAGATATAGATATTAAAATAGATGGAAAGAGTTTTTCCCTAGTTTCACCAAGTAAAGAAGAGATAAAGAAACACGGAATAGACCCAGCATCTATTGTAGTTAAATATGAAGATATAGCACCTACACCTGGAGAAGTTGTAGCAGAACCTATAATCCATACATTTGAGATGACTATTCCAAGAGGTGTATATTCGCCATCGCAATTAGGAAGTTTAATTACAGATAAGATGACCGAGATTGATTCGTCTGGTGCTATCGGAAATGACCCAGCAAGTTTTTTATACCCAGTAAATAATCCATTTTTAGGAACTATAATCCAACAGACACAACAAGAAGCAAACCTATTTTTTTGTTCTACAGATGGAACACAACTTATTAGATATAATCAATTTGGGGTAGGACAATTAGCAGACACCGCCAGTCAAGACAGATTTTTAGGTGCTTCGCAAGTAGCATTACAATATGATACAGACCACAAGAAAATGGAGTTTAGTATTCTACACACACCAATTTATGTAAATCATAGTGGTGCTGGAAACGACGCTCAACCTGGTTTAGAATATACAAGTTACGGAATAGATAATAAATATAGTGGTGTAGCATTTACTAGTTTAAGTCCCCAATCATTTTGGAATAAATTAGGAATGGATAATGCTACTACTAATTATACAAGTGGAAACACCGCTATTACAGATGTAGGTGGTATTATAGGTGCTAATGTATTCCCAATTTCTATGAGATTGGTAGAAGGTGAAAATATTACTGGAGGATTTGAAAGTATCGATACACCAGTCCAAAAGAATGCTGATTTTAGAAATCCCCACGGAACTGGAGAAATAGCAACTAATGCTACTGAACCTATATTTGGTGATGTAGTATTTGCTAATAATTATGCTAATGAAGGTTACTATTTTATAGAACTTAGTTTGGGCGTCCAACAAAGTTTGGTTGGTGCTTATGGTTCAACTGGTTTTAATTCCAATAAAATTCATTCAATTGTTGGAACATATTTCCAAACAAACAATTATACTACAGATAGTGGTGCTGGTTCTATTCCATACATCCACAAAGGAGAAGATATGCTAATTAGCGGAGTTGGTGTTCGCATTTTAAATGCTGAAGGACAAGTTCCACAAGATAATGAAATTGGAGAACATAATACTATATTCTTACAACTAACTCAAAATGACGAAGTAGTTACTCAAAAGTAATAGTTATACCATTAAAGTCATCATCGCATTTTTTTCTATCATTTTTATTTACGAATTCATATAGATATGACCTAGTTTTTATTTTTTTAGCATTAAAGTATTTCTTTTTTTCCAAAGACATAAATAGTTTTCTAATATCGTATCTACTACATTCATTACCAATAATATAGTTAATTCGGTTATACCAATAATTATATTTAAGAAAACCACTTTTAGAAAATCCACGCTTATTAAAGTATTCCACTACCTTACGCTCAAAACCTTTTAGGCGACCCATTATATAATTATAAAATATTTTTTATAAATAAAAAACCTAGTTATATATAAATGTATAGAATTGCTATTCCAACTAAAGGTAGAAGTCATTTAATTTTAAAGAAGACTATTGGTTTTTTGCTTAGAAATGGCGTAGATATGAATAAAGTAGATATTTGGATTGGTAGTAAAGAAGAAGAACACGATTATAGAAAAGTGTTGGATAAAGTGTATAAAAGACCATATATTATACACGAACAAAATGATTTGATGAGTATAGTGAATTATATTCACCATTACTACAAGTATGAAACAGATGTAAAATGGTTGTTGCGATTGGATGACGACATTGAAGATGTTATAGATATTAGCGGTAGGGGGATACAAGGACTAGATAAATTTATAAAGGAAATGTTTAAGACTACTGAAGAGAATTCACTAGGATTGTGGGGAATTAATGCTTATGATAATAAATTTTTTTTTAAGGATACAATCACGAAAAATCTAAAATATATAGTAGGTGCTTGGAATGGATGGATACTCGATAAAAGTAAAACAGATATAGTGACTTGGAGTTCCCATTATGAAGATGTTATAATGACTTGCGAAGCATTCATTAGAGATGGAGGAGTTATGCGACATAATGGATATGGAATAAAAACAAAATATTGGGGAGAAGGAGGAATGAATATGACGAAAGAGGAAGTAGAGCAAAGGAAAAAGGATAGTTGCGAAATAGGTTTGGAAGTAGCATCAAGATATGGAGATATGGTTAGACTAGTAAAAAAGAAGGAACATTGGGATATTAGGTTAAATCATAATTATATTTTAAGCATTTAATGCGAATAAGCAAGTTTAAAAAAGTTAGTTCCAAGAAAAATGAATTTGTATGCGTAGTATTTTTTTATAGTGCTT